GGGGTAGTCATCCAAGGCGAGTTCGCTGGAATGAGTATCTTCCCCAAATGGTTTCCGCGTAAGCCGCAGGAGCAATCCTCCGGCTCCCTCGATGGCCGTAGCTTCGTTGGGGAAGCGAACGTCAGCGATGATAGCCAACTGACTTCCCTCTGCCTTGATCTTCTTAATGGTAGCGTTGACCCACACAGGCTCATACATCTTACGCATGATCTCTGTGCCGAGAAACTGCATGAACTCACGAGAGGTCATTGGGCCTGCCTCGTGGACTATGACACCCCAATGATCTTGAAAATCAGCGGAAGATTCATTGTATTGATTTGTCAGAGAGGAATAGTTGTCAGGTGTGACTACTCCGGGCATGTTCTCCCACAGGAGGTGAGGCTGCACCGTGTTCTTCTGCTCGTCAGTTCCCCAGACATGCTCGTGAGGAATATCAAACAGGTAAGTACACATACGCTTGAGTTCGTCTGCGAAGCTGTACAGTTTTACATACGGCCACATGTTCTCATTGGCATATGAAGCAAACTCATCGTCCTTTCTAGTTACGTCGAACTCTCCCCAACCCAGATTGCCAACGCTGTCATGGGTGAGAACCTTCAAGGCTCCATCGTCATCAATAGCCCATTTTTGGGCCAATCCATAATGCTCCAAAACCAAGCCGTGAAAGATGTTGGCTGTAGTGTTCTTGCCAGCCTGTTTCCGTCCAGAAATTCCGATGATCTTCATTAGTATAAACCTTTTAGTTCTGAGAGAATGTCAACCTGTAACTTTTCCACCATCAAGTTACCCAAGTCCTTTGAGTGCATGGCGGGAAATATCAGTTTGAACAAACGGCCAAACTCCCGCTTGATCTTAATTTTTGACTCGCGTCCAGCAGAATCATTGTCTGTCAGTATGACGAGATTAGTAACGCCGCTCGTTAGTAAGAGTCTTCTCTGTTGCTCTGAGATGGTCTTACCGAACAGCCCTACGCAGTTCACCACACCAGCCTCAAACATCTTCCATACATCGCCCTGACCCTCGACAACGAACATAGTTCTGGTCTTCATGGCGTGTTCGATTGCCCTATCCCAATTGTATAGGTAATCAGTCTTCTTCAATCCGTTGGAGAATAGGTATTTTGGAAGGAGCCATTGTCTAGTCGATCTAGCAATGTACCCAATCTCTTTGCCCTCAAAGTGTATCGGAATGATGGAACGAGACTTCATAGGAGACTGCTTGTCATTGCAGTCTTCAACCCCAAACAGTTCCAGCGTATCCTCTGTGAATCCTCTGGTCTCGAAATAGGGCGATCTCCCACTGGTTCGAGGCTTGTAGAAGTCTTGCAAAACCAACTCATGTCTCGGCCTGTTGAAAATCTTGTTGATGTCTGTCAATTCATTGCGAACGACTAGCTTGGGTTCAAACCCCCTCGCATCGTCGAGATCGTAAAGCTGGGTCACGTAGCGGAGTGCTTCCCCAAATTCGTCTGTTTCAAGAACGCCCTTGACAAAGCCAAACACGTCCGTCCCATAATGCTCGTGACACCCGCGAGTCCAACACTTCCAGAGCTTGAAATTGTGGGAGAAGGAGCAGCCGTTCGGATTGTCGCTACCCGAATGAACGGGGCAGCACATGAATATATTATCCCCATCTTGGACATATTCCAAGTTAAAACTGTCCAGAAGGCGATAAATGTCAGTAAAAATGATGTCTTTGACCATATTGAGGTCAAGACGTGTGCCCTGCGGCTTTGTTGTATTCATACCAGAGAAGACCCGTGTTTGCCAGTGCGTAAGCGAACCACATTAGAGAGTGAGGATAATCGCCCTGCCGAATGTTATCCCCAGAGATGAACAGATACAAACAGGTTATTACTGCAATTGCCCAAATGGTCATACCATCTCCCCGTAGACACTTAGCGTACCTAATGGAATTTCAATCAGCAAAATTCTCTCAGTCATGGTTTGTCTCCGTAGTAATAGTCATACATTGAATCCACCTCAAATGGCACCTTCATGGTATAGTGCGTTTCAACAACTATCATCTTGATCAGCTTACCGTGTGGATGCCAACCGCTTTCCTTCTTGAGCCACTCGTCGATTGCCGAATCTCTATCTCCAGCGTTGATAAAGTCAAAACCCTCATCTCCGTCTCGCTGCCACATAACAATGAAGTTTGTCATCAGTGAATTTCCTTGAATAGTCCGTTGGGAACGTTGATTAGATGACAGTTTTCACCATCGCACATCCCGTCACTCCACACCCAAATGTATGAGCATTGTTTTTTCTTATCTCGGCTAACAGAGAGTACGCCGAAGGGTATTCCGCCTCCAATTTGTGACATTTCCCGATGATTGACCCTGCCGATGAATCCACCAGAGTACTCTTTGATAACCCAAGTAGGTTCGATGAATTCGATCTGGAACTTGTACTTTTCAATTTCCTCTCGGACGGAGGGTTGGAGCGTTTTGTGAAACTTTTCAATGCGGCGTTCCTCGTAGGTCTTTCCACGAGGGCGGTTCCAAGGGCTGTTGTACATTTTAGCTCTCCGTATCAAAAGGGGGTACGTCGTCTTCAAATTCTGTATCGGCACCTTCCATCGCCCCGCCACCTTGGCCGGTCCTAGATTCATCCCTAGTTCCCACCTCTACGAGGCGTGCGTAGGCACCATTCATATTGAAGTTGATGTAGTTACCATCAATCAAGCCAGCACCGTGCCTAGCCTTGAGGTTGACGCCCTTATGGCTTCCACCCTGCGGACCATCTTCGGCCATTTCTTCAACGCCCTTGAGCTTGAAGATAGTGAATGAGGTACACAGCCAGACGATACGGTCAGAGCCACTAGAGACAGACGTGTCTTCCCTAGTGATACCCTCACGGTTTAGCTGAGTGAATGAGAGACATGCAAAGTCATATTTGACTGAGAGATTGTGGAGGGTCGTGATTTGAAATCCAAGGGCCTGATATTCCTGCATGTTACTACTGATACCCGCCGCCGACATTAGCTTGAGGTAATCGTAGATCACTAAGCAGTCATTGGTTCTGCCTTCTTCGTCCTGTCCCACTTCGCGTAGAATCCACCGCTTGATCGTATTTACAATCGTTTCAAACGGGGCACCTGAGACGCTGACGTAGGTGTATGGCAAAGCCTTGATCTCTGCAAAGGCTGCCTTGACCTTGATGAACTGTTCTTCATCGTCTGAGAACTTGCCGGTGGCAATGCGGTTGATATCCACTCCACTGATATGAGCGGCCAGCCTGTTCATGTGGTCTTCTTTGCACATTTCGGTATCCAGCATGATGACTGGAATGCCCTGACGTGCATTGTATAGGGCTACGTTGTCGGCAAATACAGACTTGCCAACACCGGGACGAGCGGAGACAACATCAATGCACTTGCGACGTAAGCCGCCACCAATGATGGCATCGAATCTAGGATAACCACTGGCGAGACCAATCTGATCGCACTTGTTATCAATCAGGAATTGAAAGTAGTCATCAATACCTTCTCCCAATAGCTCTGGTTTTTGACCAGACTCATCATCTCGCAGGAAATCCATCAAGGGGTCTTCAATGAGACCGATAATCTCATCAATGGACTCGTCGCCCTTGATATCGTCGATGTCTCTGCTGATTTTCTTAGATATCCGCTTGGCACTGCGAGCGAATTCAAACTTCTTGATCTGAGCAGCGAAGTGCAGTATATTGCCCTGCTTGACGGGGAATGCCATCAAGTCACTAATATACGTCAATTCTTGCTCGGTGCCAATTGCTTCCGACAGGCTCAGTTGTTCGGCGGCAGATAGGATCGCCGGAAGATCAACCTCAGCCTCGCTCTTTAGAACCTTCTCAATACATTTGTAGATTACCTGATTGTTTTGATTAGCGAAGCTGCCATGAGTAAGTAAGTCATTGACTTCTACGTAGGCGTCAATTCCATAGCTGAATAGTCCTGCCAGTACGGCTCGTTCAGCACCCGCGTCCGAAAGTTTCTGATCCATTGAGTCCTATCCTCATCCTGTGCAGCGGTTGCATCTCGTAAATTCGCCATAGACCAAGTCTTCATCAATCTCAAACGTCTTGTGACAAATGTGACAGTCTATCTCCACCTTAACTTTTGGTGGGCGAGTTCTGGCAGTTTTCCCCAATCTCTCAAACTTTTCAGGATCGAATCCTTCCTCTTTGTTTTCTCCTATGTCTTTCCACTGGTTTTGTTTTGCTCTCACTGGTTGTTTCCCACTTCCTTTTGAACCTTCTGGTCTAGTAACTGTAAAATCGTCATTCACCACGGCACGTCTTGGTCTTGGTTTCGCCGGGGGTTTCTTACGGCCTAACTCCTGAATTTCTTCTCGTCCGAGGTCTGCTGTCACCTCTACGGGCGGCTTCTCCGCAGATTCCATTACGCCCTTCATTAGAGCCTCTTTTTGTTCTTCCGATAATGACGATACAAATGCGTCAAAATTGCTCATTTTCTCTTTCCTTTTTCGATTAGGATATCCGCCTTGCGACGTATGTTGTATTCCCGGTTGGTAATACCCTCCACCTTAGAGGCTGCGTTGTCTTTCCAGTCGTGAATCTTCTTAGCCAATGCGTTACCCCGTAGAACACGGGCGTATTTGACCTCGTGCTTGGCGATCAGTTCAGTATCAAACTCTTGACCCATGATGCTGTTCAGACTGGTCTCACACCAGCGAATCACGTTTTGCATCTTCGCCCTTTGACTTCCAACATGATCTGCATATTGGTACAGCATAAAGGCGTAATTGAAGCAATCGTCCTGAGTCAGGGTGTCCATAGTGGCAATGTCGAAGGTTTCAGCCATCGCCCACTCCATACTGAACTTGCTTACGTTCAAATGGTTGCACGTAATGAACTCATCGACCAGTTTCAGGAAAGTCTTGAGTCTTTCGGCGGCGGTTTGATTGTTAGCAGTAGGCTCCAAGTTGTCCCCTCCAATCTTCATCTGACTCGTCGAACTTGAAAACTACCAACTCAAGCCCGTTAACTTCGCACCACGACTCTTTATTCCTGTCTCTCATTTTGGAGAGCAGGAATCCAGCCTTGCCCTTATGGAAGAACGGCACGTACTCGTAATGTTGCTTGCCGTGTACCTCTATCCCTATTCTAGCGTTCGGAACGTAGAAGTCAAGGTATAAAACGGATTTATTTGCAGGATTTGTACTTCCGGGGAGTTTTACTTCCTCGTAGATGGAGTAGCCCTTAAACTTTTCCGACAGAATCTCTCTCGCCCGCTTGTGATACGTCGAACAACGCGAACGCTGCTTGGAGTATTTCGTCAGATCAAGATTGTATTCCCGGTTGTTAAGACCGATCACTTTCATAGTAGAACTTCCCTTACCTGATCAATCAGGAACTTTTGAAGGTCTTCTTCCTTTGTGATGAAATTGCAGAGATTGTCCATTCCCTGAAACTTGAACGCCTTCTCAATCGCTTCTTCATTATCCTTGTGATGCTTCTCCACCTTCTTCTCTGTCATCTCTCCAAGCTGTTCTTCGGTAAGGACCGTGAGAATCTCATTGTCCACGATCCACTTCTTAATGAGCGGATCATCCTTATTGTCGATGAAGCAATTGACAGTGTACCATGCCCCCTTGGTCCCGATTAGGGCGAACTGGCTGGCGATATGGCAAATCTCCTGTGCCTCGTCTAGCCCAATGCCGTATCGAAGCCAACTCTCAGCAGTGCTTTGAGGGATGCCGCCAGCGGCAGAGGTCATAATACGCCAGTTGACCACCTGTCCCACATGGTTCCCAGACTCTTTGGGCACTTCCCACCGACCACGATGGGTGATGATCATATTCGTACCCACCTGATACTGGAGCATGTTGCCGCAGTCCGCGTGTTTCAGCGGTGCGAAGCGTGAGCCGCCCGTATTTGCAATGTTGTGAGTAATGAAGATGACGATAGCCTTCATCCGAGAGACATCGCCGCTGATACGTTTCAGGAACATAGCGAGAAGTCTTGGTAGGGCATTACGAACGCCCGTGCGAATCTCACCGTCTAGTTCAACTTGAGGAACCATACTAGATGCTGAGTCCACAATGCAAACCAGATTGGGTTCTTGCTTGATTAGGGTTTCGAGGGTGTTTAGATATGTTTCGGCAGACACGTCTGGTTTTTCGTCCGTCGCCTGAATGATCTCAATCTTATCAACGTCCAAGCCTTTGATGCCACGGAAATTCTCCTTGGTCATCCGACCCTCAGTGTTTAG